CATCCATCCTCACTTCCCATGTCAACGTGCCATCACTCACTGCATTGTTAGTGATGCCATCGCTGTAGGCAGTGCCACTTGCGCCCTGTGTGCTCTGAATTTGGAATGGGTGAGCACCCATTGCATTGATGAACTTGTACGTCTGACCGCGCACTACATACAGGTCAGGATCGGTCTCAGTGCCTGCAAATCCAGTACCAGAGAATATGTAATCAGTCGTTCCGTTCGCTGTCAGCGTCCAGCTTGTTACCGGCTCGAAGCGGTGATATGACAAGCTATTCCAGTTTGTTGTGCCGTCGCCAATCTTCAGCTTCGTCGTGTCGCTTTCATATCCGATCTCGCCGGATAACAGAATCGGGTTTGCAGATGTCCAGTTGGCAGCAGTATCCTCCCGCTGTGCCATCTGCACGCGGATGGTTGTCTGAGTCATGATTCTGCGCCGCCGGCCTTACATAAAATAGTAGCTGCAACAGCTGGATCAGCGTCATCCGCATCAAGCACGAATGGCGCTGTGCCAGTCATCGGATAAGAAGTGAACGATTCTTCTGCGCCGAGTGTTGCGCCTTCGCCGATGAGTTGATAGAGGAAAAAATTGCCATCCAAGACGACAATCTCAACGCTCATGTCTGTGTAGACACCGCGTTGTTCTTCCTCTGGTTTTGATCTGTAGCGATAAAGCGCACTTGATGGCACAACATCGCTTCCACCCCATATCGCGGTCGAAACAGTGAATGTTCTGTGATTTCCAGCAGCGTCTGAGTAGTGATTGCGTATTAAAGTCGCCTCAGACTCCAACAGATCAGTAAAGGTCAACGTCACTGCATAGTTACTTTGCTTTAGGCTGTGCCTGAATAGCACTGGAGCACCATTAAGGGTCTCTTCCTCGGTGACATTTAGCCCGCCAAGATCGTAGGCCAATTCTGACGGCAACAGCTCAGGAAATGCGTTCATATCAGGTATGGTGGCAAGAGCTGCAATTCAACGGTAGCGTCAGTGTTTGAACAAGTCTGGTCAATCGTTGGTGGCGACAGATAACGCCATAGATAGCCTGACGGGAAAGTCAGATTAGTGGCGATCAGCGTTGTTGTGCTCAAGTCGAACGACTCAAATATGCCATGCAGTGAATAATGACTAACAAGTTGGAAGACTTCTGATGATGTCAGCCTGTTAAAAGTCATCGTTAGGACGTGCCCGACTGACGCATTGCTATGGCGCACGCTTGTCTGATTGCCGTTGAGCACATCAAACTCAGTGCTAGCGCTTGTGCCTGGCGTGTAGGTGCGCGTTGCAGGTTGTAGTGATGGGAAGGTTGCCATGGCTAGTTAATTGTCTCTCCATTCCATTGAACTGCGTTTGTGTCAGCGTCAAAATCGGCTCTACTTGAATAGAGCTTAAAGTAACCAGAGATCGAAAACTCTGTTTTGTTTTTCGTGTCATTGTTATATAGGTATTTTACATTTTCAAGTTCACCTACTGGCCGAGTGCCTGAGGCAACAATGCGCTCTGTGAGTATCTCAAAAGGAATAGTTGAAAGACCAACCTCGTTGGTATCTCTGTTTGTTGTTACATTAGCTGTCCAAGTTGCATCACCGTCAGGGGAATAACCCAATCCGCCATAGGAAACGCGCGGTATTTTGTGCAACGTGCCATCGCTGTTTCCTCTTATTTCAACAAGAACAGTCTGGCCTGGCTCATAAGTCGCGTTATAGCCTATTTGCAATGTGCTGCTAAGTGTTATGTACCATCTCCAACCGCCTTGATAATCTAATGGATCAAACTCCTCTACAACAGGGTCAGTTGTGCCAAGAATCCTTGGCGATCCATAACCTGATGAGGTCGATGGGTCTGCGCATCGCCCTTCGGCTTGAATGTAGTAATCAAGCTCAGACGAAGTGATCGATAAGAAGTAGCTGCCAGATATTGGTTGAGTCTGGCGAGATGTCACAGTGCGTTCACCTGTGTTCTTGTCAACTCTGTACCAAGTCACCTCACCCACGCATCCCAAATCCGACTCACTTACGGCTAAGGTATCGCCAACTTGCGGCGCACCATTAGGGCCTGTCGCGCCAGTAATATCACCGATGCCAGTTTCATCTACCTCTTCTAACGGATCCAATGGGTTGGCCCCACCAGGCGATGCAAAATCAGGCCCGATTGGCGATGACCCTCCATCAGGCCAGCTTTCTTCTGAGGGTTCAGACAAATCAACCTGTAAATCATTAAGATCTGGCGGGTTAAAACCAGCAGATCCTTGTAATTCTGAATAGTCCAATCCTCCACTCCCTAAAGCTGTGGATCCACCGGCAGCATCTGTTGATGGATTCTCATCGCAGGTGTAATCACTCCGGCCAATCTCGATGTCTGCCCCAACCGCAGTGGCTGCATTTACTTCTAATGCGACAAGACTGCGGCCCTGACTGTCAATCGGAAAATGCGTCAAGTCGAGAACGCACGCGCCACTTGCAGTTTTCTCGATCCGTTCGACTTCATAAAGGAAATCATGATAATCGAGTGCAGTCGTTGCAGTCTCTCGCCTTAGCCTGACGCGGACGATATCACCAAGAGCTAGTGTGCTGTTGTAACTAGCTGGCCGTACATTCAGCCGCAGCGTGTGAGTGATGTACTTGCGACGGGCCAAGCGGTAGGCGCCGACTTTGACTGCGTGAGTTTCACTTGTGCAGAATTGGCTCAGATCGTATTGCACAAAAGGCCCGTCAAGCGCTTCATTGCTAAATCTGATCTCAGTCGTTCGCGGGAATCCAATGTCAGCATCTGGCTGCTGGCGCCAAATCATCTGCAAGCAAACAGGCTGACGATCCTCTAGAGATATGTATTCAATCTCAAAGCCATCTGGCAGCAGATGATCTTCGGTGAATGTGAACACCCAATCAATCGCAGTCGTTTTGATTGTGTGATCAGCATTAACTGGAAGCCTTGGTTTGTATCCAACCTTGCCATTCGTCTCGACCAAGCGCAGAAGGAAGTCATTGCCGGTCTGTGCAAGCCAATCATCTAGGTTCAGGCTTTGTTTGAAAACACCATTGAAAAACAGCCCATTGGTCTGGCAAAAATTGGCGCCAGCCAGCATCTGTGTGTTGTCAATCAGAGTGCTGTCAATGATGCCTGATTCGTTCATCAAATAGATCGCTAGGTCAATGACGTTGTTGCTCGGCCCTAGCGTGCTGTCGATGATCCTTGTGACTTTGATTCCTTCACGGACAAAGACATGGACTTGCTGTTGCCATCGCTGGCTGCCATCAGGGAATGAGTTGACATAGCTCAGAGTTGTCATGTCTTCATATCGCCCGGAAGTGCCGCAATAAAACGGACACGTCCACGGAATCTTGCCAGTGACAACAGTGATGAAGTTGCCAGGGATCCATGTGCCAGATCGGCGGTCATGGTTTTGATTCCAAGTGCCCTGACGGCATGGGCCAACAAAAACATCCTTGATCGGGATTGTTGGCAGATCGCCCTCACTAAGCACTAAATGCAGACTGACCGTTAGCTCATTTGTTGTGCTGTCGTTTTCATATCGGCCCTCTGTTGCGCCAGGGCTGATCATCACGCCGCCATTGCCACTAACGCGACGACAAAACACAATCGGCACAGGATCGCCAATCTTGTACGCCTGCTGTGGAGCTGTCAGATCATTAGCAGCGTTTGCAGCCGCTTCGATCAAGACAGGATCAGCCAGCCCGCTTTGATACGGCAGCAGCGACAGTGGATCAGAGATGTTGATGCTCATGTTCGCAGCGGTGCGCCAATTAGATAGCTGGTGAATGTACGCGGCGGGACTTGTGCGCCGATTGGTGACAAGCTAGAGCCCAGCTCAATCTCCAGTCTGGTGAATGTGCCATTGACGTTCACGACTTGCGACGTATAAGCACCAATCAGATTTTGGCCTGATTGTGGCGCTGTTTGGTCGAGTCTGCTGTCAAACTCATATATCTTCAGCTCACAAAACCGACCGTAGCTCAGTGCCAGGGTGAAGGATTCAACAATGCTGTTCGTCGCTGGCACTGTGATTGACACTGACTTGCTACCACTGGCGCCAGATTCAAGGATGCCGCTTGCGCTGAATGGCATGTATTCCCAGCTCGCGGAATCTAGCGTGATTGTCTGATTGACGTAATACCCTTGCCAGCGTGCGTAAGTGCTGCTGCTGTCAAAGATCCGCAGATATTGCGCCTGAGCCCTTCCCATCAGTAGGCCCCCTGATAACGGCGCCCGCAATGG